CCATATTAACTTTATACGTTGAATAATTTGTCGAACTGGTAATGGTAATTTTCATTCTTACCTCTTTTAATAAATACATCTATATAGTTTTATTAATTTATCCTTAACTTCATCAGATTCTAAACAATAAATATTACGCTCTTTACATTTACTTACTGCTTCAACATAGCCAAAACAATTCCTCTCTAATCCAATCTCATTAGCTAAATCAACAACAGTTTTTTCATTTAATACGTGTATCATAATCCACACTCCCACCAAGAATCTCCAACTTTAATATCATTATCAATAGTAATAGGGAGATTTAAATTAAATAAATCTTTCATTACCTCATTAGTTAATGATAATACTTTTTTGATCCAACTACAAGTAAAATCTACATATTCTTCTTTACAATCAAATACAACACTGTCATGAATTGTATTTACAATCAAGAACTTATCCCTATGCTGAATACCTTCTCTAAACAATTTTCCTAACATGATTAACACAATATCTGCAGTTGCAGTGCCTTGCACAATATAATTCTTCAATTTTGTAGGACTAAAAGAATATTTTTCCCCCCGTCTTTGAGCCCACAAAGGCGCCGGTTGTATTTTAAAATAATATCTTCTATTGGTTGGACCAATATAATATCCCCATTCACCTTCTATATGGGCATTAACAAAGTTTTCTAATCTCCGATTATATACTGCTAACTGTGGGTACATAATATCTTCTTTTTTAATTAAATCATAAATTTTTTCTTCAGAGATACCGGATAATTGATTAATTTTTTTAACACCAGCACCATACGCTCTTGCAAAAGAAAATGCTTTTATTGTGCTTCTCTTTTGCACCCATTCTGGATCTTTAGAATTAATTTTATTAACCACGTAGGCATATGGAACTTCCTCGGATGCAGCTAAACGTTTGATATGAAAATCTACCCCATTAATTATATCTTGTATATAAGCTTTATCTTTAGACAAACATGCTTGAACCACAATTTCTAATTGTTTGAAATCAACCTCAAGTATCTTACCGTTTTTAAATCTAGATGTAAAATGTTGTTTTACATTTGATTCAAAAGATTTAGGTTGATTTTGAACATTAGGATTTCTGCAAGATAATCTCCCTGTTTCTGTCTCCACATGAATAAATGAACCCCGTACACAACTATCCTCATATAATAATGATTCAATTGGATTGTAATAAGTAGATAGTTGCTTAGATATTCGTCTATTATCTAATAGTAATTTACAAAAATTAGAAGCAATATTTGCATTATAATGCTTACGAATCAATGTCTGATTTCTAAAATTCTCTGAAGCAAAATAAGATAAAACTTCATCATCTACACTATAGATGCCTTCTTTCTTTGTTTTCCACTCATCTAACGATTTTAATCCCAATCCTTTAATCTTAATAATTTTCTTTACTTTTTTAGTTTTTAATTGCCCTATTCGTTCCCCAGTCTTAAATACAACAGGCTTTCCAAATTCATCACTAATAGGTTCAATAACTTCCTTCTTTAATTCTCCTCCAAAAAGAAGACAACTTATATGCTCATTAGATGATAAATTAAATTCTATCATGATATCTTCCAACGATCTTGTAAAATTTTTAATTGTTCTATAAAATCAGTTAAATTTGGTATGCGCACAAATGCTGATTTTGTCACTGCCCCATCAAGAAAAAAAATTTCTAATTTAAGAGATGCAACCCTATGTAGTTGATGACAAGGGGTATACCTAATACCGCCCCCCTCTACGCTCGTAGTTGGTACTGAAAAAAATGGAGGAGTAATACCATTAAAAAGTTTAAATTCAGGCTGTAAAATCTCAAAAGGTTTTAGTAATTTATTATAATCTTCTTTATGTTTCATTTTAATAACTCCGGATTCTCGTATATGTTACCTATTACTTCTATATATTTAGAACGTTCGCCTTTTGGATTATAACAAAGTCTTATTTTATCAAGTATATTAAATACATATTCATCAACAATTTGATGGTCAAACTGATTTGGTTCAAACACACTGTCAATAATTATGTCGCCCTCATATATCTCTTTACCATTCTTATCTTTTAATCCTGTATACTGTTGTACAACAGCATTGGGGTACATACATAGAGCAACACTAGTTCCACCTATATTTAATGGTTTAGTTAATTCTTCAGTTATTGGATCATAAACTCTAAACTTAATCTCTCTCATTTAATCTATCCTATTATTAGGATTCTTTTTATTCCATAAATTAATTATTTTTGCATATCTCTCAGGATAAAACCAAGCCATGCCCCCTAATAATAAACTATTTAAACCTTTATCATAATCTTTATCTGCACTGATTAATTTATGTTTTTTAGCAAGTTCAAAAACACATCTCAGCTTTTCATTATGAGATAATTGTTTAGTATTAGTCATTTTACACCCGCCTTAATACAAATTAGATCACCACTTATAGTATGCCATAAAATACCTGACTCTTTCCAACACTCTATTCTTTCATGTTGATGACCATTTACTTGCATATGATAAGCATAAAATATAAAGCCAAATACAAATAACATACCTATAAAATTAATATACTTCATGAATATAACTCATCTAAATCAATATTATGACCATGTACAATTTCCCAAAATTCTTCTTTAGTCAGGGGGGCTTTTCCATATTTCTCAACTCCCCTCATATGTTCGCCAATATCATAGAGAGCCGCACACAATGCGCCTGCTTTAAGCGCTCTTAAATAGGCTTGTGCGTCCTCAGACTTGTTAAGGTTGAATTCTATTGTTATTTTCATTATAATAACTCACTAATAAATAATAAAATCATTAACCCACCTATAGCATAAAATAACCAATCACATTCATAATTCAACATTTATATTTTCCTTTTCAAATCTGAGCCAGCACTTTACTGTCTCTATTTCTTTTGTTACAGCATATTGAATTGTTTTAATAACTACTTTAGTATATTCAGGATTAACATTAAATACAGGGTGGGGCAATTTTGTATATAATAACTTTGGAATAGCGCCATGTATTAAATTATACCTATATCTACGATCCTCTTTTAAATTGCCTGTTTTTTTAAATCCTAATGCGTAACAAGTAAATTTTCCTTCTTGAGAATAATCAATATTCAAAGAAGAATTTTTTAATATGTCATAAATTTTATATACAAATGTAATCATCTTTTCTAAGGCTCCTATCAATTGGTTTATATTTCGTAGTATTTTCTAATGCTTTTTGAATCCTAACACATAGAAGTAATAGTTGATGTCTAGGTATGCGTTCTAATTGTTTAATAGTAAGAATTTTTCTTTTTCTGATTAATTTCATATCCAGTACCTCTTAGCTAAATCTATTAATTGAAGATTTACTCCAAATAACTCAATACCTAATAACTCTTTATTTGTTGTTAATATATCTTTATTAACATGTATACCATTATACTCTATCTCAGTTGTAGCTAGCACCGCATCCATCTGTAATTCAATTAATTTAGTCATTCCAAATTCTTCAGCTTTCTTAATTTGACCTAGATACACTTGCTCAGTAGCTAACACATCATTCATCACATCCTCTAATACTAATTCTTTAGGTAAATCTGCCATATCTTTGTATTTATAAACTTCTTCTTTAGTTAAATAATAAAACAATCTATATAAATCACTTTTATTAGAATCATTCCAACAATCATCACGATTAAATAATAAATTTTCAATATGTTTAGATCTCTCTTTCCAACCATATTTATTAACTGCAATATCTCTAAGTGCAGGATATTTATGTCTTTGCCCAGATAAAATATATTCTGCAAGCATAGTATCCCATATTCTACCGCCTTGCTTTATCCAATCTTGTAACTGAGGAGTTTTCCATAAATATAATAAATCAAATTTAATATTATGCCCCACTAATAAATCAATACATTGTAAATACGTCCACCATTTACATAAATGATTTGGCTGATCTTTATAAATACTTACCACTTGATTAAGCTTACATAATCCCAAAGCAACTATCTCGTTATATTGAGGATTGGCTTTCCTCCCAAACTTTTCCTGAATCCCTGTTTCTAAATCTATAACAATATAGTTTAAATTTATCATAAAGTCAACACTGCGTAAATAAGTATTAATTCAATTAAAATAGTGTGTAAATATAGTACTACAATATGTTTACATATTATTTCTACCATCTCCCCCTCAAAAGAGTTACTCATATTCTATTCCCATTTAGTAACAATATCTTCTCTATATTCTTATAATGTCTTTGATTATTTAACTGCTTTAAATATCGCTTAGCATCTGCAATATGTGCAAATGATCTATTTAATCTCCAGATTGATGTGCGAACAAAGTAGATATTCATTAATTATCAATCTCATCTAATAATTCATCAATTTCTTTATTAATTTTTATAAGCTCGTGCTCATTATAGATGCTCCATACTTGTGGAAGGCGAGTTATCAGTGTTACTTTCCGATTAATTAACTCCTCTATAGCACTCTTTAATATAGTAGATTTTCTAGACTGCCTCAATAATGATACTTTATCACTTACCTTATCTAGTAAATCCTCTGCTTTCTTGGCCTCATCCGCCAATTCTTTAACTTCTTTTTTAAACCATTTATTTAATATATTCATCTGTTGCCCTTTAATATTCGCTCAACATCAAAAATCAAATGGGCTAAAGCATCTAAGACTTCAATATCCTTTATTAACTCGTCTTTAGATTTATAAGAACCGTTTGGATTTTGACAATTTGTTTTAATTAAAGTTCTTAAATCATCAGTAAAATTTATAAAATCACCAGATTTAATCATAATTGTTTTCCTACATCATTAATATTATTCGTCAATGCTTCTATTCCAGATTCAATATCTTTATGTTCTGCAACTAAGTCTATTTTACCTTCTCCCATATCTAAAGCAGTATAAATCTTATCCTTATATTCAACTAAATAAATTCCCCAAGTAAAATTCTGGATACCTTTCACATCCGTCCAACTAACATTAAGTACTCTATTAAGCCTCTTCATGTTTACTCCAAATAGATTCTAAGTATTCTTTTTGATTATTAATAATCTTATTATCATTTAAACACTTATTACATACTTCAATGTAACCTTTATTAAGAGATGTAATAACTACTGCTGATAATAAACCTGTAACACTTTTGTGACACATCTCACATTTACCCATTAGATCTTACCTCTAAGAGTAGACTTAATAATATATGTTTCTGACCTCTCTGTTCTTAAAACAGGTGTTGTTGCTGTGCACATAGCTCGCCAATGATAATCAGATTTGTTTTTCCAACAGTGTAACCTATCCTCTCTTTTCATAGCATCGTCATAATTAGTATAAGCTTTATCAACAACCCAAGTTTTCTTCTTAACTTTCATATCTTTTACTTTCATTACTACAAATATTTTCATATATCCCCATTATCAATCATAGCTAACAAGATTCCTATTGCAAATCCCCCAGCAAATAACATAAAATTCATTAAATCTAATTCCACTATTCTAATCCTTCTAGCCGTTGTTTAAGATCTAATACTTCTAATCTTAATAATTGATTCTCTTTACGTAATAAGTGTAAAACCTCTCTATATTGATTTTTATCTTTTTTTTCACAATCATGGCACGTATCCCATTTTTCTCCATTGATAACCGTACAAGTTGTTTCATCAATAGGGCTAAAACACAAACAACAATAACATCCTTTACCTAGAATAGTAGTCATCTTAATCTTCTTTAATTATATCAAGATTATCGTCACAACCAGGGGATACTTTTGCAGCGACACTCAATGCAACGCGCAAATCATTTTCAATATGGTCATCTTTACACATATAGTTTAATGCTAATAGGGCGCCCCAAGCCATTAATCCTCCGCAACCCGTTGCATAGGGTAAAGATAATCTATTAATATGAATACCTTTTTCATGAACACAACATGAAAATAATTCTCCAGAAATCCCTATAAGAATCTCTGAGGAACTACAATTTTTAACTTCACTATTTACTAACATGTGTCTTTTTTGTAAACAAGCCACTACTGCATTATAAAAAGAACCCATAACATAATCAAACACAAATTCTTTTCTTCCTCTTTTAGGAATGGGCATGTATTTAACAATTAAATCACATAAATAAGCATCGCCAGTGCCTGCTAAAATAACTTTATCTCTTTTTGTAATTTTAGCCCCGGGCATTTCTTGCATCTTTTGCATACCCCAAGAGCAACGTCTATCGGCACCAAAAACTAATTTACCATCTTTATCCTTAACTACAACTATACAAGTATTTGATGTTGGCTGCATCGATTAATCACCTCTTCATTTTAGTAACTTATCTACGGTTACTAACCTACCTGTGTTTTCTATATAATACAAGTTATCCACATAGCCTGTCAAGCCTGTTATACGATTTTTTAATACTTTCACTTTTGTTTTTGTCTTTTCAATATCATCTGTCATATTACGTTCAAGCGCTATTATAACATCGCTAAGCTGCTCAATAGCAGCACTTCCTCTAGCATCAGTCATGTGCACTTCTCTTCCTTCATCCCAAGATTGGCCTCTAAAAGGCCGTTTTAAATGGCATACATTAATAATACTAACATTCATATCATGAGCTAATTTTCTTAAATTTTTCATAAGGATATCTATATCTTTTCTTTCTCCTTGCTCTCCCCCCATATCGTAAGTTATCATAGACATATGATCTAATATTAATAATTTACACCCTCCTAATTTTACCAGACATTGCAAATTATACAACAACTCATCGCCATTTAGGGACATAAAAGAAGCATCAATAAATTGCACTCTTCCAGATCTAATATACTTCTCGTAGGAGATATCGAATTTTTCTTTTAATACTTCCGGATCTTCCTCTAATTCAAATAAAGGTAGATTATTATCTATTGCAATAAACCCTAAGCCAGATAAGCGAACGGGCTCCTCTAAATACGCTACCCCAAGTTTTAAATCTTCATTTGAATTAAGTAATTCATATCCTAATTCTCTAGTAAAACTACTCTTCCCAATTCCTGATCCCGCAAGTAAAGTATAGATACGCCCTAATTTAACACCTCTAATGACACCATTTAATTGTGGGAGAAAAGTAATCGATAATCCTTTTGTATCTTTCTTTAACAGTTCTGCTTTAGTTGGTAATACAATTGAAGATGGTACATATTGTTTATAATTTAAACAATCTTTTAATAATGCATCTCTAGTACCTAACGTTAAATACTCATTCGGATCATGGTATCGCAATTCAATAGTATATATCTTTTCGGGGGTGAATAATCTAGAAGCATCTTTAAGCGCTGTAATACCTGCATCATCAGAATCAAAACAAAATATAAGTTTTTCATATTTATTTAATATATTATAGTTGCGCTTAATTTCTGATTTAGTTTGTGAGCCTGCTCCCCCAGTTAAATAAAAAATATCTCCCTTAATAGTTCCCTCTCCAATGTCTGCTTCATATAAACTCATTGCATCTATGGCTCCCTCACAAATAATAGCTTCCTTTGCACCAATAATGAATGGGGCGTGCCCTAAAACACATTCATTACTGTTGCCTTGCCAATAAAACTCTTTAGGGATTAATCTTACTTTTTGAGCGCACAATTCTCCATTCTTATTATAATGATTTTCTAAATGTGCTTTCTTTCCTTTTAATGTAAGAACCTGATAATTAAATGCTCTACATGTATCTACTGATATACCCCTATCTTCTAGGCCCTCAAAATAACCAGAAGTAATTAAATTATTATTAATCATAGAGGTATCTCTAGTATTTGTCACAAAAGATGTAACATTTTGTGACATATTTTTATTACTATTGTACTCACAATTAGGTGTCTGACAACGAGAGCGCTCTTTGCCATAGTTATCAGTCCAGAAACAAACATTATTACTGGAACCACAGTAATCACATGATTCCCTGCGGTTAGTGGTTGCCATTAAATCCCCCTTGGCTTTAAATCTTTATCAAAAAAGAAAGTCATAAATACGTCCTCTAAATTAGACACAATCTTTTCCTCTTCTTTAAAAGCCAGTGCAGCCTTAAGAGTTACCATATTAGTTAGAGAATAAAACTTTACGTGTAATAATTCATGAAATAATGACGCTACGGTATCTTCATAATCTTTTTGTAAATCATAATAAATCAAAATATCAGCGCATTTATTATTTGTTAAGCTTATTGCACAACTAGTCTTATCGCTTAATTTATATTGTTTTAACTTCTTTGATTTAGAGTGCATTACATGAAAACAGATTGTATAGGATTTTAAATCCAATAACCTAATAAAATCTTTGCTCCATAAATCTATCACTTTAGTTACTTTATTTTTAGGGTACATTATTATTCTCTCATTTATTCTAATAAGGATTCATCAAAACAATTCTCACATAGCTCTAAATCCTCGTCAAATTTGAATAATAGAAGAAATTCATCGGAAATGATTCCATCACATGCTTTGCATCTTTGTAAAAAGATATATTCGTCTCTAATCATAAATACTCATTAATATCACTAATGACAATAACATAAGCCATATACCAAATGCTGTAATAATTATACTCATTTTATTTTACCCATTTCTGATATGCCTTTAAATAATTGCTGAAACTCTAAAGGATTGGGCCACACTGTTATATGTTGATCTACGGGGTTAGCCTCACTGGTATTATATTCCAAATTCCAATGTTTATTAGATAAATAATTTACTATAAATTTCATTCGATTAATCGCAATCTCTTTAGTAAGTGCAATACCCCATAACTCAAATGATATGGTATTATTTTCAAATGCTACTATTTGATAACCCTCATTCCATTTTTTCATGATCATTATCATAAATTTCATAGTTAATTTAACTCCTCTTCCACCAATAGAGTTGTTATATTACCGTTCTCATATTCCTTTATTGCAAACTTAATTCGTTTTATTAATTCCCCATTTACAAGAATATCACACCTATCGTAATTTCGTAAAGGGTTTAATTTAAAAAATTTTAAGTCACTTTGAATGGCTTCTTTTACTGTTTTTAATTGCTCTCCATATTCATTCATTAAAATGGAATATGTTCTTTGCACACACTTTCCATCTTTATATAATCTATACAATATCTTAGACTCTTTATTGTAATTAGGTATGTTTCTTACCTTCAATTTATTACGCATAAGAACCTCTTTTAATTAGTAGTAATAATATAACTTATTGATTTTATCAAACAGCCAATCAGAAGCTTCAGGTTGCTCTATGGACGACATTAATTTACCTAATATCTGTACTAAGCCCCCTCTATGATCGTTTAATGTAGCGAATCTATTAGCGTCTAACGCCATATAATAATCTTCCTTATAAATATCTACAATATTTTGCACTATTTGTTCATCATATAAAGCAAAACTTTCTCCAATATTATTCTGCTTACATGATGCTATCTCATTGTATTCTATACCTTTCTTCCATAAGAATTTAGATAGTAATAACTGATTATTCCTATTCTCTTCTAAAGAATTACTATCTTTCCATATACTTATAATAAATACTGGAGAATAAATATTCATATAACCTCTATATCATCATTAATAGATAACGAGCATATTCTTTCTGCTCGTCATTAAGATCGCTATAAGGCATTTCCCATATCACTTCTTCTTCTCTTGCCATACTCCAGTCTTTACAACCGTGATATTCTGGGTTCCTATCAAAGTCTTCTTCATATGCTTCTACTTGAGTTAAATAAACCTTATCTTCAATACTATCATTTATATAAAGACTATCTAAGTCAGAAGGGTTTCCGGCATCATGTACTAAACAATACTTCCCCTCTTCCCATTTAACTCTTTTAAATTTAACATGTGCTTTATGGAGAATATTAGGATTATATTCACATTCATAACGATATTTATAGCACATTAAGAACCCTCCTCTGTAATTTTATTAACAATACCCTTCGTTAAATCAAACAATTGTTTACATTCATCACTGCAAAATTCAAACTCTCCTATGTAATCAATTGCCCACCACTCTTCTTCCCAAATAGGGTTGTATAACTGGCAAGGGCACGGTAGAATTCTTTTAAAGGCCATTATCTTCACTCCTCTTTAATTCTTGCCTACTTTGAGAGCCTAGGTAGGCACTAGGTATAGAGGATACTCTCATACCATTAATAATACCATACCTATTAAAAAATACAAGCCCTCTATTAAAAAATATCTTTTAAGGCTATTTTAAGGTAGAGTAAAAATTATCAGTGTCTAAAATATATTTATTTACCCCATTGACAAATAAAGGATTATGGTATATAGTTAAGTATTCAGGAGCAATATACGTATAAGGCTTTACTATGGGGTATGATTGTTCACTACCTTACATAGCATTAGATAAGACAGTCTAATGATGCAAAAGACGAAGCCTAAGGATTACGAAACAGCCTAAAATGCATACTGGGGTTAAGAGCCCTGTCATCAAGGAAAGAGAAGATGGTTAACTGTCCATCACCTATAAAGCAAGGGTAGGTAAATACAGTGGCTGATAATATTATACGTAAGATAGGATATGAAATAATCAGGAGGATAGATCACATAGTAGTAATACTGTGTCCAGGTACTAAGGGAGAAGGGAGATAGACGATAAGGTTCTTGATTCTAACTTATTGTCTACCAGATATAACTAGCTCTAAAGCATATAAAGCTGTACATTAGTAACAAGATAAGCTATATTATATGTATCCAGGAGCAAGGTATGTCTTTAGACGTAGTATGAAAAAGAGGAGATAGGACCATGTTAAGTATATGTAAAATATGTAGAGATGAGATCTATTATACTCAAAGTTATGAAAGAGTATCTGATGGTTATGCTCATGTAGGATGTTTAAATGATTTATACGAAGATTAAAGAGTTGTGTAGCTTATATCCTAGTGGGGTAGTATTTATCTATGCCTATATATGATTTTCAGTGCCCTGCGTGTGGTATTGTACAAGAAGTCTTACAAAAGAACTTTAAATCAGAGATACAACTCTGTGAATGTGGCGCTGAAATGGAAAAGATTACAGGGAGAACTAGCTTATTACTTAAGTTTAAAGGTAAGGGTTTCTATGTTAATGATTATAAGAGGAAATAGTATATGTTAATGACATTAGGTTTGGTTCTTCTTACGTTTGTTGCTTATTGTGTCGTAGCTGCGGTACTCATTTGTTGCCTTATATTAAAGAAATAGAGGAATACTATTATGATAACCGTTATGTGCTTAGTTTATGTATATATTGTAGTTTTATTTATTTTAGGTTATCTTATCTTTAAAGAGTGATTATTTCTGTTTTACTACAACCTCTAGATTAAGATTGTGCATATCTTTGATAAACTTCTTATGATTACATATCTTAATATTTTTGTTTGTTACCTCTTCATGGATTACACAGTATCCGTAGTGATCTTGTAACCAACGTTTCACAATAGCCTTAGCTTGATCAGAAGATTCTAAACTACCTTCAACATGGTCGTATATTGTGATAAATACGTTATGTTCTTGATGATCTTTTTTAAGCTTAACTATTTGTAATGTAGGTATAAACCTATAATATTTGATAGTAGTCATGATTAATACTCCTCTTTATACCTTCAGTATATACCTCTTATAAAAAATGTCAATACCGTGTGTATTTTATCCTTTGTGTCGGATAAACATAGACTTATCCGTTATAGGGGATTGTCAACCTTATTCTATACATTGTCAACTAAATAAGTATACAATATTACTAATATTATTTAGTAATCAAGTACACATAATGGTCAATAGTTCATTCAATACGTGAACTACTGCTCAAAGTAAGTACTATCCGTTAATACCCTAATTATAGGGTTTATTGACACACAGAAGGATATTGTGAGTGCCAATAGTGGTTATAACATATATAACAAAGCGGATGATATAGTATTACATATTCTATGTCGTGCCACTAATAAGATATGTATCCCCGGCACAACAGTACATACACATATATAATCATAGTATATACAATAGGTTATAACTATATGATTAATAGTGCATATGTCTACCAACTATCAATGAGTTATAACTATGCCCTTTAATGCTCCATTATCGCCCCTTTAGCCAGCGTAATGATGACCTAGTAGGTGACTACTAGTGCTACTAAGATCGTTTGACAGAGGTGATTTATTCTGCCTAGAATAAGGTATTTTTAACACCCCCTAGACCCCCCATAGGGGTGGGGTTGATTTGTAGTGGTATAGGTGGTCAGCTCTATACGAGGTCAAATTTTCAAGTAATCTTAAGGTTTTCTTAAGAAGAGTTTGTAATACTTGTAATCGACACATATGTCCATATTTGACATTACGAAGAGTGGGAACTAAAGGTAGTTATTGCTCGTAACTGTCAAAAAATGACAGTAAATAGAAAATATATTTAGATTACCTGTTGACAATATTCATTTTATCTGCTACACTTACTACAAGTGGTGAAATATTGTACTAAAATTACTTAATAAATTTCATCATGAAGCCTCCGGTTGTGGGATAAGTCAACTATGACGCTAGGAAACGAGACTAGTGACTCGGGAGAACAGAACCTACGGGCGTGAAGAACGCATTAGTCCCTATAAAGAGGGATATTTATAAGGGCAGATAAACGCTGCCCACTTTTAACTTAGTGGCTACCTTTATGGTAGCCATATGTATTATCTGGGGGAGATGCTTAGGGCAAGCCTAAAATTTCCTCTAATTGAGGATAACCACGAACCCACTGGTATTAGGCACGAGTTACGCTGTACTAGGTTCAGTCAGCAATCCTTCCTTAACAAAGAAGGATAGAATTACTCTATAAGTCCTGTCCTCAAGAATAATAACGTTCGCTATTCGCGAACCAAAGATAACACTAAGTGTCACTTTATGTAACTAAATGGGTAAAATAATAAGAATAATATGCTCCCAATCTTAGAAACTGCATTAGGATCTCTTTTTAAAGGAATAGTCGACAAATTCTTCCCTGATAAATCAGAATCGGAAAAACGCCGAATTGCTGCTGAAATGGCACGCGAAGCACAGCAATTTGAGCTTTTAAAAGGGCAGTTAGACATAAATAAGGTAGAGGCCGCTAATCCAGATAAATTTATATCTGGCTGGCGCCCCTTTTTAGGTTGGGTGTGTGGATTTGGTTTAGCATGGGCATGGGTTATTATGCCCATTTTTAATTGGTTAATAGTCATATTAGGATTTCCGGCACCAGAGTTGCCAAAATTTAATACCGAAGAGTTAATTGCTATGTGTGTCAGCTTATTAGGGTTAGCAGGCTACCGCACGGTTGAAAAAATAAAAAGAAGAGATTAAAGCAATGTTAAAATATAAAGAAGAATTTCCAGAGCAATTGCTAAAACTTATGCAAGAAGGTAAGAGTTTAACTCAAGTAGCCGCAGAATTTAAAATTAATAAAAATACGATTACCGAATGGTCTCATACTCACCCTGAATTTAAAGCAGCTAAGGAATTAGGTATACTTTTAGCAGAAGCTTATTGGGAAGACGTGGGTCAAAAAGGTCTTAAAGGTATTTTAAATAAGTTTAACCCGATGGCATGGTCGTATTACATGAAATGTCGATTTAAAGAAGATTGGGTTGAAGCTAATAATCAGAAGATTGAACTTATAGACGGTGTTAAAAAGCTCTCTAAAGAAGAGTTAGATAAGAAAATTGACGATGCATTAAAGGTTATTATCGCAGCTAAGAAGAAAACCTATTCTTCTGGCTCTGGCGGAACATTTTTAGAATGAATTTCGATTCTTTAGCAGTCAGATATTATTATTGTGAACATTGCAAAGATATCAATGAATATATTGTTGATACGGGCATAATTAAGAGATTAGAATATCATCATAAACGATTATTCATCTTTCCTTGCACTAAATGTGGCGATCCTAGAACTTTAATGATGTCTACTGAAAAAGACTTTATTAAAGAATACTTAAAAAGAGACCCTAGAAGCACAGTTAAAGGGTTAAAAAATGAATGATCTTCAAGATTTAAGTAGAAGCGATAAAGAAGAATTACTACTTGTATTAGAAGAAAACAATAGAAGGGAAAGAGAAAATAAGATCTTTAGTTATTACCCCGAGACTGGTAAATTAAGTAGGGATGCATATAAAAAACACATGATGTTTTTTAAAGCAGGTAAGCATTATAAAGAAAGAGCGTTAATAGCTGCAAATAGATCTGGTAAATCTTTAGCTGCATCCTTTGAGATGGCGTTACATTTGACTGGTTTATACGATAAGTTTCCGTGGTGGGAAGGTAAAAGATTTGATGAGCCTATCCAAGCGTGGTCGGTAGGAACAACTCATGAGACTACTAGGGATATTTTACAAAGATATCTTTTAGGCCCAAGACATGATTTAGGTACAGGAATGATACCTAAAGATTGTATTATTAGAGTAACGTCTCAGCCAGGTACACAAGATGCTATTCATGATGTTTATGTAAAACATGCTTCTGGAGGAACAAGTCAACTTTCCTTTAAAGCTTATATTCAAGAAGTAGAAGCATTTATGGGAACTTCTATGCATGTTATTCATTTAGATGAAGAGCCCCATAGAACACAGATTTATTCAGAGTGTTTAACAAGAACTATGACTACCAATGGAATAATTATGTGTACATTTACTCCTGTGCAAGGTTTATCAGACGTAGTATTGAGTTTTTTACCTGGTGGACAATTCCCCCCTGATGGTCACGGAGAGGTTAGAGTTTATGAGTAATTTTTTTATTAAAAAAGAAGGTGAACCTATACAATCTTTAGTACAGATTCTTACTAAAAAAGCTCAAGAGGAATTTAATGTTTATTGTAATTTAAATGACATTTATATTAATCCAGAAATAGAAAATAATAGTTCTGCAGTCACTATAAATAAAATTAACTATCCAAATATAACTTATGCTGTAGGTGTTATGCACCCTATGGATGTAGAAACTGCAGTTAAAGCGTTAATTAAAGATTCATTACAAGATAAAAAACAAATTAGTATTAGAAAACCCATATCAGTAACTCAAGATGGTGATATATTAGGTAAATATACAATATATTGTCGTTTCGCAGACATATCGAGTCTTAGGTAAAGGAGTTTTCAAGTGGCAAAATGGGTAATTAACCTCACTTGGGAAGATGCCCCACACCTTTCAGAAGAGGATAAGAAAACTCTTCTCGAAAGTTATGCACCTAATGAGAGAGACGCAAGAAGTAAAGGATTACCAGCTTTAGGAACAGGTGCAATATACCCAATTCCAGAATCTGATATAGTAGTTCGCCCTTTTGAGATTCCGAAAGAGTGGCCTAGAGCTTACGGAATGGATGTAGGCTGGAAGAAAACAGCAGCACTTTGGGGTGCTTATAATGAACAAGAAGATACTTGGTATTTATACTCCGAGTACTATAGGGGTTATGCAGAACCCTCAGTTCATGCAGATGCTATAAAACAGAGAGGCCCTTGGATCGCAGGCGTTATAGACCCTGCTGCTAGGGGGAGAGGGCAAAAAGACGGTTTAAGTTTATTAGATGAATATTCTAAATTAGGTTTAGAGTTATCTTTAGCAAATAATTCAGTAGAGCCTGGGATTTTAGAATGTTATCAAAGATTATCAACAGGAAGATGTAAGATTTTTTCTACTTTACAACATTTTCTTGCAGAATATAGAATTTACCGCAGAGAAGAAAAGAAAAGCGGTGAGATAAAAGTAGTTAAATCACATGACCATTTAATGGATACATTTAGATATTTAATAATGACTGGAATGGATGTTATGCAACCTTATCCTATGGATGAAGATGATGATGTTTCAGATACGATATATTCAACTGGTCGCTCAGAAGTATGTGGATATTAATTAATGCCTAATTACCAAGATCCAGAAATGTCACAAGATATGTCGCAAGACATGTCACAAGTTCCATATGTTGATGAGAATGCTGTAGACGAATACATGAATCCGACTGAACTTGGTTCCGAAACTGAAGTAAACATGGTTGAGTACGAAGAGCAAGCGCAGTCTATATTAATAGAATATTCAAAGAAAATAGATTTAACGCCCGAATTAGATGATGATAAGTTAGCAGAAATAGGTAAAAAAGTAATAACTGGGTTTGACGAAGATAAAAGATCATGCAGTGAATGGTCTATGCAAGTTGAAGAAGCTCAAAAGTTATCAAAACTAGCAAAAGAGCCTAAAAATTACCCACTACCTAGATCGGCCAATATTAAGTTTCCTCTAATTACTAATGCTTGCTATCAGTTTGCAGCAAGAACTTATCCAGAACTAATTAAAGATGGTAAAATCGTTAAAGCTGCGATTATAGGTACTGACCCAACCGGAGAGAAAGAAAAATTAGCCGATAGAATCTCTAGACATATGTCTTATCAGCTTTTGTATCAATCCTCAGAATGGGAACAATTATTAGATAAATTATTAGTATTATTACCAAATGTTGGCTTTTTATGTAAAAAAACATTCTTTGACCCATTACAAAGACGTATACGCAGTGTTCTATGTAATTATGAAGATTTATTTGTTAATTCAGAAGTGGCCGAATTAAAGCAAGCCCGCCGCATTAGTCATTGTATTCGATTGCATTTAAATGAATTAATTGAGGGTTCTCGTGCAGGAATATATAGAAAAGAAAGCGTAGATAAATTAGTAGAAAAATACAAAACAGATGATCTTGACCCTGCGATAGAAATAATTGAGCAGCATCGTTATTTAGATTTAGACGATGATGGGTATGAAGAACCCTATATTGTTACAGTTCTGAAAGAAGATCATCAAGTAATACGCATTATTGCTAGATATACTGAGAGCGATATTAGATTTAATTCATCTGATGAAGTGACTAGAATAGAACCAATTCATTATTTTACAGATTACCATTTTTTACCATCCCCTGACGGTAAATTCCATAGTATGGGTTTTGGCACCTTAATGTTGCACCTAAATGAAACTATTAATACAATTTTAAATCAATTAATAGATTCGGGAACATTAGCCAATTTAAGAGGTGGTTATATTGATGCACGTATTAAATTACCTTCCGGACAATCTTTACATAATCCAGGAGAATGGAAACGAGTTAAAACAGTAGGGCTTATCGGTATTAAAGAAGGCATTGTGCCAATTGAATATCGAGAACCATCAACTGTTTTATATCAATTATTATCTCTTTTAATCCAAACAGGAAGAGATTTATCATCTGCTACAGATGTATTAAGTGGTAAACAGCAAGCAAGTAGGGCGCCCGCCAGTACAGTAGCTACCTTAGTTGAACAAGGATTAAAAATCTTTAATTCTATTCAAAGACGCTTATATAGAAGTATGAAAGACGAGTTTCAAAAGATATTTAAACTTAATAAGATTTATTTAGATCCTTATGAGTATATTACGATATTGGACGATGAATTTGCAATCGCTCAAAAAGATTATGCAAATGAGTCAATAGATATATTACCCATTGCTGATCCTAATTTCTCAAGTGACGCACAAAGATTAGTTAAAGTTCAAGCTATGATGAATATCATTGATGATCCAGAAGTTAATCGTAAAGAAATTTTAACACGGTTCTTAAAAGCGTTAGATGTATCAGAACCAGAAAAAATAATTAAACCAGAAGACACTAATGCTCCGCCTCCGTTAGAAGCATTAGAGTTACAGGGTAAATTTGAAGAATCCGCATCTAAATTAGATTTAGAAGGTCGAAAAGTAGATTTGCAAGAAAAACAAGCTACGGTTCAAATGGCTAAAGTTAAAGCAGAGATTCTTAAATTAGAGGCGGATACGATAAAAGCATTAGCAGATGCAGAATCAGCCGAAGCTGGCAATCAATTAGATGTATATAAATCGCATTTAGAAACATTAAAAACGAAATTAGATATGATTCTTAAAGAAAAAGAATTAGATCGAAATATAACGCAGCAAATTATAGATGCAAGAAATATAGAAGAAGATAGAAAAGTACAGAGGGTTAAAAATGAAGCACCACCTGTTAGCTGATTGGTATCAAAATAAAGTTACTCAATTAATGTTTGAGTTATTAGAAGAATATAAAAAAGAAGCAGGGGATGTTATTCTTAATTCTCAAGAAATTTATTCGGATGCAGGATGTAAAAATATAGCTAGATTAATTGGACAGTGTCAATTAATTGAACAGCTAAAAGAAGTAGAAGAATTTTTTCCTAGTGAAAAATTAGAACAAATAGGAGAAGAATAGAGTATGTTAGTCCCTTTAAGTAATAAAGTTATTATTAAAGTAGGTAAAATTGAAGAGAAAGTAGGGTCAATTTATATGCCCTCCGAAATCGCTGATAGAGAACAATTAGCAAAAACTACAGGTAAAGTAGTATCAATGGGCCCGTTAGTATTTGCTGATGAAGTACAAAATCCCATTAAAATAGGAGATACTGTATATTTTCTTCGTTATGGTGGAATGCAACATATAGAAGAAGAAAATGGTGAGAAAGTTGATTATAGAATTGTAAATGATATAGATATAGTCGCAATAAGTAGAGGTTAAAATGTCAGAAGAAAAAGAAGTAAGTGCAGAGAAAGTTGAGACTAAAGCGGATGTAGTCTCTGAATTATCGGATGTAGAAGTACATGCAATGGAATTAGGTTGGAAGCCTAAATCAGAATTTAAGGATGATAATAAAGAATTTGTTAGTGCCGATGAGTATTTACGCCGCGGCCCATTAATTAAGGAAATAATGTCTAGGAATAAGGAAATTCGAGAAATGAAAGATACATTAAAAAAACTTTCAGACCATATGTCTAATGCCGAACAAGCCGCATACCAACGTGGTATGCAAGCTCTTGAACAAAAGAGAGAAGAGGCAATTTTATCGGGAGATGTTGAAACCGTTAAAGCATTAGATAAACAAAAAAGTGATATGAGGGATCAATTAAATAATGGATCTCCTCAGGATAAATTAACTAAGGAAGAAAAAGATTTTATTGATAAACACAGTACTTGGTTTAATGATAAACCTGAAAATAGAGAAATAACAGAGGCAGCAGTATTTTTCGATCAATATCTGTTAAAAACAAGAACTGATTTAACTCGAGTAGACCAATTAAAATTAGTTGAAGAAAGAGTAAAGAAATTATATCCGGATCAATTTAGTAATCCAAAACAAAGTATGCCACCTTCGGTAGCAGTATCTAGTGGCGGAAAAGGATCATCTCGTAGTTCAGCCGTTGAGAAAATGACGGCACAACAACGAGATATTGCAGAACAATTTGTACGCACTATTCCAGGGTATACATTAGAACGTTATGCAAAAGAATTAGATAAACAAGGTAACTTAGGTAAATAGAGAGATAATTATGACTAAAAAATCTAATAAAGTAATAAAAGAAGTTGTAGAAGTGAACTCAGAAGTAGTACAGTCAGAATCTGTAAAAGTAACTTCTGCAAAAGAAGAAACAAGAGAAGAGTTAGTGGCTCGTCTGCGAAAACGCAGAGTACCATTACATGAGAGAGGACCTCTATATATTGACCCGAAATATAAAAGACCAGGATTTGTCTATCGCTGGGTTAAAGATTTAGAAGGTAATTTAGAAAAATTCATGAATGACGGTTATGAACCAGTTAAGAGAAAAGTTGAAGTAGGAGACTCAAAAGTAGCTATATCGCATAAATTAGGTAGTGTAGTAACAGCTCCATCTGGTGGCGGCATTCTTCTTGTGTTATGTGAAATTCCTGTTGAAATTCATAAAGAAATTCAAGCTGAAAAAGAGCAAGTAAATACAGAGAACGATAAAGCATTAGGTAAAACAGGTATTCCAACACAAATTGGCGAAATTCAAATAGGGAAAGATACATATAAATAAAAATTGGAGAAATAAATTATGGCAAATGTAGATGCAGCCTTTGGTGCGATACCAATTAAACATCTAGATGGCGCTCCTTATAACGGCATGGTAAATGAATATTCTATACCAGCAGCCGATGGTACTGCAGTTTATCTAGGCGATTTTGTAAAATCCGCCGGATCTGCTGATACTGACGGCGTACCTGATGTTGCACAAGCAGCAGCAGGTGATGCATTATTAGGAGTAGTTGTCGGATTTAGAGCTGACCCCTCTGATCTTACGTTGCAATACCGTAAGGCAAGCACTTTACGATATGCACTAGTTGCTGATGCCCCTGATGTTATTGTAGCAATGCAAGAAGATTCAGATGGCGGCGCACTAGCAGTAGCTGATGTGGGAAATAACGCAGATATTATAGTTGCTGCGGGTAGTACTGTTACAGGTCGTTCCAAAATGGAAGTTGATTCTAGTACTAAAGCAACCACAACGGCTCAAGTTCGCGTTTTACGATTATACAAAAATAGTGAAAATGCTACAGGCAATCAAGCTATTTGGGAATGTATGGTTAATGAACATGAACATAAATCAACAACTGGTACTTAATTAGAGGTGTAAACTTATGGGTATTATGAATACAGGTTCCTTTCCCCAAGATCTACGCCCCGGCATTAAGGAATGGTTTGGGCTTAAATATAAAGATTGGGAATCTTTTTACGATAAAATTTTTGAAATGAGAGCTTCATCTCGTAATTATGAAGAAGACGCTTTAGTAAGTAGCTTTGGTCTAGTGGTTGAAAAACCTGAAGGATCAGCGGTGTCTTACGATACAGCAAATCAAGGCATTACTCCTAGATATAGACATATTTCTTATGGTCTAGGGTTTGTAATCACGCAAGAAATGATGGATGATGGGATTGCGATGTCAAATGCCGAAAAATTTGTGAAAGCGTTAAAATATTCAGCTCTTCGAACAAAAGAAGTAGTTGCCGCGAATATTCTTAATCGCGCATTTAACTCCTCATATACAATGAGTGGTGGTGACGGTAAAGAAATGTGTGCAACGGATCATCCTACACGTGCGGGAGATCAATCTAATGAATTAACTACGGCGGCAGATTTATCTGAAGCTGCTCTAGAACAAGCATTAATTGATATTCATAACGCGAAAGATGATAGAGGTTTAAAAATTGCAATGCGAGCAAAAAAATTAATTATTCCTGTGAATTTAATTTTTGAAGCACAGCGCATTTTAAAATCTCCTTTACGTGTTTCGACTGCTGACAATGATATTAATGCTTTAAAGAGCCTTAATTATATTCCAGATGGTGTAGTAGCTAGTCCTTATTTAACGGACACTGACGCTTGGTTTTTACTAACTGATTGTCCAGATGGATTAGTTTATTATAACAGAAAGGATATGGTTGTAGATACTGATAATGATCATGATACAAATAACATGAGAACAAAAGTTTTATACAGATGTTCTTTTGGTCATTCTGATTTTAGAGGTATTTTTGGTTCTCCAGGGGCTTAGATTTAACCTAACTATACGTGTTTGTTGCGCCACTTATAGACCTTTTATAAGTGGCCCGACAACCGTACTACGGTGTATAACGAGGTAAATAGATATGCCAAGATCAAAATATTCAAGATTTAAAGATGGTTTACAGGTGGGTGGACTAGCTATTCAAGTTCCTCACGCTGGCCGTACTTATTATGTAAATGGCAGCACAACCGCTGCTGAATTACAGCCTTTAGGTATAGGCGGGAGTGATGGAAATAGTGGCTTAACCCCTGAACAACCATTAGCGACAATTGATGCTGCAATTAATAAATGTAGCGCGGGGAGAGGGGATACAATTATTGTATTACCTGGTCACACCGAATCTATTACAACTGCAACTGGGATTGTTCCAGATGTTTCACATGTAAAAATTGTTGGTATGGGTAAAGGTGAAAAACGTCCAGTTATTACTTTTGCGACTAATACTACTGCAAATATTCCAGTTAGTGGTGCTAATGTCGAAATTTCAGGTTTAGTATTTAAATGTAATGTTGCTTCGCAAGTCGCAATGATTACAGTTACTGCTAAAGACGTAGAAATCCATGATTGTTCCTTCCGTGAAGGTACAGCCACAGGGTTAAATTTCGTTACAATTGGTGCAGCAGATAATGATGCAGATCGTTTTCATATTCATGATTGCGATTTCTACATGCCAACTGCTGGTAACGGGGATCATGCAATTGAAGTTCTCTTTGATATGGTTAATGGTCGTATTGAAGATTGCGAAATTGACGGTGATTTCGATGAAGGTGGTATTTTAATTCCTGCAGCAGGTGATGCTCAGGTTAATTTACGTATTCTTCGTTGCAATGTTAAAAACAGATTAACAAACGTAGGCGCAATTGATATTGATGGTACTGCTTCAAGTGGTATTATTCAAGATTGCTTACTTAGAACTGACACTCAGGCAACAGCATTAGATAGTGGCTCATTAGCCGTTGATAATGTTCGCTGGGCTGACGAAACAGATCAAGTTGCAGCCGTGGTTTCTGTTATTGCAGAGCAAGACAGTGTTTCAAATGCTATTGGTGTAGACGATGCAGATAATCTATTTGCATCTACTAACGTAGCAGCTAATCGAGATGGGTCTGTATTAGAACGCTTAGAAGCGATCTATGCAGCTCAAGTAGATGATGTAGCTGCTAATATGATAGGTATTGATGATGCTAATAATGTTGCAGCTACTACAAATGTAGTAGCAAACGTAGATGGTTCCATTCTGGAACGTTTAGAAGCTCTTATGGATCCTACTGGCGGTTATCACCCAGGGTTAGGGTTTAGAGTGACTAAAACATCTAATTTAGCCGATGGTGCAGGCACAGACGATCTCTTTACTGTAACAGGAAGTGTTCTTGTAAATTTACTAATTGGTGAAGTAACTACGGCAGTAGCTACAACTACAACGATGAAATTACGAGACACTACTAATTCAGTAGATTTATGTGCAGCAACTACTATTACATCAGATGCTGATGGAACGCAATATATGCTAACAGGTGTTATTTCTGAAATTCTTAATGGTGCAGCAAATGCTCCCGTTATTGGAAATGCATCTATGGTAAATGGCGGTACAAGCAGACTTGTATTAGGAAACGTTGCAGGATCAAGTACAATTTCACATGTACTAGATGCAGCAGGAACAGGTGCAGTTTTGTGGACAATGTATTATTTACCTTTGTCTTCAACAGCAACTGTTGCAGCAGCAGCTTAACTTTAAAACTCAGGGGAGGAGTATATCTCCCCACTAATTTTTAAAGATTGAATGGAGACAATCTAGTATAACTCGAATATAACAGAGGATAATATTTTGCCAAACACAATTACAAATACAAGACAAATTGCGGGAACACGTAATATTGTTCAATATCTAACTATTGTAAGCGATGGGTCTGAAGAAACTGATTATCTGGTTTATGATTCCTCCGCTGTAGCAACAGTTATTGGGATCTCTGATCCATTAGATAGCACTATTAAAAAGGTTTATGCAAGTTTAAGTGCAGCCTCCACCGCCCGCGCAAGACTAGAATTTGATGCTGATACTGATATATTAGCATTAGATATTCCAGCTGGTCAGATAATTGATAAAGATTTTAGAGAAATCGGCGGGTTAGAAAATACAGCAGGTACAGGTATTACCGGAGATATTACATTGACTACGACTGGTTTAGAGTCTGGTGATTTAATAACTATCATTCTTGAAGTAATTCCTAACTAATAGGTGTTAAATGGGAACTCTAACTGGAAGTACAATTGCCTCTACATATAAGGATTTAATACAAACAGGGAATTCGGGCGGAGGTGTTGCAGGCACATTAACCGCTTTAAATGACGGTAATGGCACAGCTTTAGCTGTTAAAATTACCTCTAGCCTGTTTCAATTTGGAAATACTGGGTTTGGTATTGCAGGTACGGATGGTACATATACATTAAAGGTTGTACCAGGGTCAAGTTTGACCGCAGATCGTACATTAACAGTTACTACTGGAGATGCGGCTAGAACACTAACGTTTTCCGGCGATTTAAATATTGCTGCAAATTTTACTACAAGCGGCGCTAATGCATTAACGTTAACAACTACGGGAGCAACTAATGTTACTCTCCCAACTACTGGTACTTTAAGTACAGTAAGTGGTACAGAAACACTTACAAATAAGACAATTAATTTAACCAGCAATACGTTTGTTAGTACATTAGGACAAATAAACACTGCAATTAGTGATGATGATCTAGTTGGCGAAGCGGCAACTCAAACGTTAACAAATAAGACAATTGCTTTAGGCAGTAATACTGTTAGTGGTACGCTAGCCCAATTTAATACAGCAGTCACAGATGCAGACTTAGTCAGTCTTACTGGAGCAGAAACATTAACTAGCAAAACATTAACAGCCCCTGTAATTAATGTTAATGATAATGATTTATCAATTCGTGATACTGCTGACACTACTAAAATAGCTCAATTTGAATGTGCCAGTATTACTACAGGAACTACGAGAACATTCACATTACCAAATGCGACTACTACACTTGTTGGTATTGATGTAACCCAAACCCTCACTAATAAAACGTTAACTGCGCCAGTAATTGCAACTATTGTTAATACTGGCACATTAACGTTACCTACCAGTACAGATACATTGGTTGGGCGCGCCACAACTGATACTTTAACTAATAAAACACTTACTTCCCCCACATTAACTACTCCAGCATTAGGAACCCCTGCTTCTGGTGCATTAACAAATTGTACAAGTATTCCTGTAGCTCAAGCTACAGGAAATTTACCAGTTGCTAATTTGAATAGTGGAACTGGGGCAACATCTTCTACTTTTTGGAGAGGGGATGCAACATGGGCATCCGCCGGATTAGTAGCAGCAACACAAGCCGAAATGGAAACCGCCTCAAGCACTACAGTTGCAGTTACTCCTGGGCGACAAAAGAATCATCCAAGTCATGCGAAAGCATTTGCCGAAGCTACCTCTGTTGGTCCGACTATTGAAGAATCTTATGGTATTACATCATTAACAGATATTTCAACAGGCATTGTAGATTACACTCTATCAACAGCCATGACTACTACAACTTATGGTATCCAATGTGCTATTAGAGGAGCTACTGCAGGAATTATATCAGCAAATCAAAGCTCAACTACCGTTTCTAGAGTACGAAGTTGGTCAGATTTTGGTGTTACACTAGCTTATTTTCCACAAGCACTTTCTTGGTATGGGGATCACGCATAATGAGTAAAGTTATTATAATAAAAAATTTAGACGGCACATGTTATATTACGCGACCCGCCCCTAATATGTTTATTACAGATTTAAATGATATCCGTTCCAGAACTCGTGTAGAACTGGCCGAAAAAAAGATTTTAAAATTAGATGCGACTGACGCTGAAGTTTTAGAATGGGTTCGTAATGACGTTACCTCAAAATATCCAAATTCATCTAGTAGAATTACTGATGATAGTAATTTACCTAATAAAAACAGTTCAGTTGATATATTTAGAAATGCTTGGACAGATGATAATCCAACAGAAACTGTAGATGTAGAGATCACTAGAGCGCACCAAATTAAGAAAACACATTTTCGTGCGCTTCGTAAACCAATATTAGAAAAATTAGACGTTGAATCTATGAAAGCCGTCGAAGATAATAATACTGCTTTAGTAAACGCAATCTCAACTAAAAAACAAGAATTACGAGACGTTACATTATTAACTTTACCAGATGATATAGAACAATTAAGAAGCTTTAAACCTTCTTGTTTAGATTATTAATATGGCAAATTATCCTCAATATTACAAACGTAATGATTACAAAGTAGAATGTGATATTTGTGGACGTACTAGAAAACGTTCACAATGCCGCCTTACTTGGGATAAATGGTTAGCCTGTATCTCTGATCCAGGATGCTGGTATCCAAAACATCCTTTAGATTCCCCACCTCCAGTTATACTGGATGGGAGACCCGTTAAAGACGCGCGACCAATATCCACAACTTATGTTTATGTTAGTGGTGCTGGACGTACTTGGGAAACATGTTTCTATCCATGGGAATCTTTTACCGAAACTTTATCAACGTGGAATAATGTCTAATGGCTACTTCTAGTTCAACAAATTTTAATCAAACTAGGGATAATATTATTACAGATGCTCTATCTTTATTGGGAATTCTTAGAAAGGGAGGTACGGCTGGTTCTGATGAAATATCTTTCGCTTCTAATATTTTAAATAAAATGATTAAAGCGTGGCAAGCCTCAGGTGTTAATTTATGGAGTGAAGACGAGGGAGTTTTGTTTTTAACTAATGATAAAAATACATATACGCTTTCAGCCACGGGGGATAAAGCCTCTAATGAAAATATTAAAACAGAATTAAGCGCAGCAGGCGGTGCAAGCGCAACTACTATTACAGTAGACAGCGTTACTGATATGGCTACATCAGATAATATAGGTGTAGAACTAGATGATAATACTATTCATTGGACTACGATTTCAGCAATAAACACTACTACAAAAGTAATAACCTTAGCAGCAGGTTTAGCCAGTGCCGCTGCAGTAGATAATAATGTATATGTGTATACTACTATTTTAAATAGACCAAGAGATATTTTACAAGTTAGATATAAATATGATGATGGAAAAGAACGAGAATTAAGATCATTAGGTAGAAACGAATACTTTGCTTTACCTGATAAAGATACTAATGCTCCTCCTACAGCATATTATTTTAGTCCTCAATTAAATTCAGGCAAACTCTATCTTTGGCCGACACCAGATGATGTAAGTGATCGAATTTTATTTACATATATCCGCACGCTGGAAGATTTCGATGCGGCTGGTGATAACCCTGATCTTCCTCAAGAATGGTTAGAGACTTTAACCTACAATTTAGCTGTACGATTAGCACCTAGTTATCAAATTAATTTAGCTAGAGCTTATCCTGATTTAATATTACTTGCTACTACTAGCTTTCAAACTTTACAATTAGCAGATAGTGAATCAAGCTCTGTTTTTATGATTCCAAATTATGATTTGACTTAAAGGTATATTTTAATGGCAACTTCTGGTTCAATTAATTTTAATTTAACACGCGATAATATTATTGGTCATTCTTTACAATTATTAGGGATATTAGCAGCTGGAGAAACGGCAGCAGCAAATGACGTTACTTTTTGTAGTAATTCATTAAATATGATGGTAAAGCATTGGCAAGCTAAGAGTATTTATATTTGGAAAAAAAGTGAATGTATTATTGGTTTACGAAATGGTATTAATGCGTATACATTAGCTACGTCAGGGGGAGATCGGGCAGGGGATGTTGGAGCAGTTTATACTACTGTAACCCCAGCAGAAGCCTCTGGTCAAACCGTTATATCATTAGCTGATACTACGGGAATGACTGCTGCTGATGTGATAGGAATTGAATTAGATAACAATACGAGACAATTTACTACTATTAGTACTGTAGATAGTTCAACTCAAGTAACTATTGCTGCAGCCTTAACTGCAGCTGCTGCTGCTGGAAATTCCGTATTTTCATATACTACAATTTTGTCTAGACCAATGAAGATTACCTCTTTACGATATAAAGAAAGAGCAGGGGTTGAAAGAGAATTAGAATTTTTACCAAGAGAGAAATTCTTTGCTCTCCCTAATCGTGCCACTCTTGGTCCGCCTTCTCATTTTTACTATGCTCCTCAATTAACATCTGGTAAATTATATGTATGGCCTACGCCTAATGATGCTGGAGATTTATTAACAGCTAGTTATATTAAAACATTAGATGATTTTGACGCTGCAACTGATGATCCAGATTTGCCACAAGAATGGCTAGATCCTGTAGCTTATAATTTAGCTGTAAGAATTGCTCCAGCATTTGGAATATCTTTAAGTCAATCTAATCCTGATGTTATTATTTTAGCTAAAGAAATGTTAGATGATATTTTATTATGGGATGATGATAGATCACCCTTTGACAGGAATGGTATGAGATTATTAAAAGAATCTGGACAATCTTCTACACAGTTAGGAGAAAATATGTCGTCCTCACCATCTTCTAATCCATTAGTAAATAAATAATGAAAGTAGAATTTTTAAATCCTTCTCATCCATCAAGGCCTTTAGATCAAAATCAATCGGCTTTGATTAATCTCTATTTAGAGCAAGATCAGTCATATGGTAGATATGATGTATTTGCTCTTCCTACCCCGGGATTTGGAACACCTTTTGTTACTTTAGCAGCAGGGGGCGTAGTTAGAGGATTATTTGAACATAATGGTACTTTATATGCTGTTGCAGGAAATAAATTTTATTCTATTACATCTACTCCGACTGCAACAGAAAGAGGCACTCTAAATACGTCTACCGGCTTAGTGTATTTTTCAGGAATTGTAGATTATATTACTATAGTAGACGGAACAAATGGTTATACTTATAGGCCGTCTACTACAACATTTGCAGAAATTACAGATGTAGATTTTCCAGATAATGCAACATCTATTACTGATTTAGATGAATATGTTATAGCTACGCTAGGAGGTTCTAATCAGTTTCAAATTTCTGCGGTAGGAAATCCTACCTCCTGGGCAGCAGCCGATATAGCAACAATAACTACAAATTCAAATAATATAGTTAGGGGTATTGTTAATAGGCATGTATTATGGTTCTTTGGCCCTTTTACTACAGAAATTTGGTTTAATTCGGGGGCTACTTTTCCATTTGAACGAGTGGAAGGTACAGACATTGATTGGGGTCTTGCCGCAGCAGGATCATTAGCTTCAGGAGATAATACTTTAATATTTTTAGGCCAATCCGTAAATGGGGGTCCCGCCGTAGTTCAAATGGATAGTTATAAACCAAATATTATATCTAATCCTGGTATTAATTATGAAATTAGTACGTATGCCACAATTAGTGATGCTGTTGGATTTATATATGCCCAAGACGGTCACGCTTTTTATGTGATTACTTTTCCTACAGCAGCAAAAACTTGGGTTTACGATTTAACAACTAAAGTATGGCACGAACGACAATCTAATGTAAGTGCCGCTTATACCCGTTGGCTCCCTAATTGTTACGCTTATAATTATGATAAACATTTAATTGGAGCCTATAATTCAGGTAAAGTTTATGATCTTGATACCGCAACTTATCAAGAAGATGGTACAGCAATAAGACGAAGATTAACTACTCATCCTTTTACATTAAATGAAAAACGATATACAATAGATAAATTTCAAATTGTATTTCAATCAGCAGTGGCAGCAAGCCCTGAATTTGATTTAGAAGTCTCTAGAGATGGTGGGAGAACCTTTTCGACTGCTATAACTAAAAATTTAGGTACAACTACTGATTATGGAAAAAGAATCATGTATGATAGATTAGGGCAATGCAGAAGTTGTGTTTTTAGAGTTACTTCTACTATGAATGCTCAATTTACTATTTTAGGAGCGCAAGCAGATCTTAGAATTCAAGATATGACAGTTTCAGAGAACATAGCTGGAGGAGCTAAGTAATGCCAGTTACAGTTCCGCCACCACCAATTGCAACAGAGGCCGTAACTGCAGAAGGCTATTTTGCTCCAGCTATGCAGGGCTGGTTAATTACTTTATATAAAGCATTGGGCAGCGCTACATTTGTAGGTACTGCTCCAGCTAATGCGACTTATATTGTAAAAGAAACACATACAGATTTAACCGCGGAGTTTGCCCTAGGCTCTTTAGCGACTGGGATATTAAAAAATACTACAAGTGCTGGTGTTGGTACTCCCAGTATTGCTACTGCAGGAACAGATTATTATGCTCCAAGTGGCACAGATGTTGCTGTAGTAGATGGGGGTACAGGTGCCAGTACAGCAGCAGCAGCACGAACGAATTTAGGTTTAGTAATTGGAACAGATGTACAGGCATATGATGCAACTTTAGATTCTTTTGCAGCTTATAATACAAATGGGTTAATAACCCAAACGGCTGCGAATACTTTTACAGGTAGAACTATTACTGGTACTGCAAATGAAATTACTGTTACTAATGGAAATGGGGTTTCTGGAAATCCTACATTAAGTTTAGGAGTTACGGTTGCTCATGGAACATATAGTGCAGCATTTACTAATGCTGCTAATTTAGACGGTACTCCCGCGAATGTTACTTGTCAATATTTACGAATAGGGAATACAGTAACAGTTAGTGGTTCTGTAACGGTTGATCCAACGTTGACAGCAACAGCTACTAAAGTAGGTATTGCGCTACCTATAGCGTCAGATTTTGCAGCCGCAGAACAATGTTCGGGAACAGCATCCGCCCCCAGTATAGCTGGTCAAAGCGCCGCTATTACAGCAGATGCGACTAATAATAGAGCAGAAATGCAATGGGTTTCTGGTGATGTAACATCTCAATATATGGCGTTTACGTTTACGTACCTAGTTATATGATAAAAATAGAACTTACAGATAATATAGATTTAATAAAAGAAGTTGTTCAAAACCCTATAGTTTTTGCTAAATTATTTGGAAATCCAACTTTAAATCCGAAAGACTGGGAACCAGAACCAGGTTTTCAATATTTAAAAATTATGTATAACGATAAATTAATGGGATTATTTCCATATAAAGTAAAAAGTGAGTTATTATTAGAAGTGCATATTTTTATCTTACCTAAGTATTGTACTAAACATTATGTGCATAAAGCTATTTCTAAAGCTGTAAAATGGGTGAAAACTAATATAAGTGGAGTTAAAACATTAATGACATGGTGTCCAGATAATTGTTTACATATCATTAATTTCTTAACTACTCTTGGGTTTAAGCCGAGAGGACATATTCCTAATGCAGTTATATATAATCAACAAATCGCTGGAATGTTGATTTGGGATATAGATTTAGATTCATTTAATTTAATGAGGTCGGAATAATATGGGTGGTTCTTCAAAAATAAAGCAGCCAGAGTTAATAAATACACAAAGAGTTGATACAAATCAAACAACAACCCAAGATGTATTTTTACAAAAACCTTCTGGTCTTGCTGCATCTCAAGCTATTTCCGCACAAAGTGATGCAATTAACGCGGCTATACGTGCAGCTCAAACTAATACCCAACAGGCGGTAGATTTTTTAGGTAGGGGTATTGGAGCAGGCATACAACAAAATATTATTAACTCTGAACGAGGCGCTTCGTTATTAAACCAAAATTCTCAAAAAGCATTAGATGCACTAACTCAAAGTGTAATGAGCGCTACGAATGAATTAAAAACAAATTTTACCCAGGCTAAAAGTCAATTTGTGCCTTTCCAATCTAGCGGATTAACCGCATTAGATGAAATGACCTCTCTATTAGGTCTTCCTGGCGCACCCGGCGCTGAATATAAATACCAAGATTATATTCAAAATCGTCCAGAAAAATTAAATGAATATGTTAATGAATATTCTGCTACTAGAGAAGCAGCCCCTACTAGACCCGAAAGTTTAAATGCAGGGGTGCCTAGATATATACCAGCAGAATTTAAAGCTTCTGGACAAGCACCAACTATAAAAATGCCAGGGCAACCACAACCTTTCTTACCTTTACCTGCTGGATTTGCTTCTGGAAGTACAAACACTACCTCTAGTACGCAGCCAGGTACGAGCATATCCTCAACCCCTCCGCCTGGGATGACGGCGTTTGATTGGCAGCAATATTTAGCAGCTACAGGACAAAGTGCAACAACGTCCCCTACTACAACTACATCAACTTCTTTTATTCCTCCAACAATTGAGCGTAGAAATCCTTTACAGCCCTCTAATTATTTAGAACCAATCAATAACTGGGGCGATAATGAATTTCTTGAAATGGCAAGAAGCTATGGAAGCATTGTTTCTGAAGGGCCGGGAAAACCAGAATTCTTTGTTTATTATGGTCCTGGTGCCGAAAGAATGACTCATATTCCTCAAGCGAATGATAATGTAAGAAATATGGCAAACAGTGTAGGCGGAGTTGCATTAGCAAAAGACCCTAATCCACAAATTCTTCGTGATAAATTATCTGAAGCTATTCCTAATACTGAAGCTTATAAAAATAGCCGCTTATATGATACACAAGCAAAAGATTATAATGATCAATGGACTGCTTATACTAAACAATCAGAAGATGCAAGAAATATTTATGCACGAGAAGAAGAAAATAGACAACGAGAGTTTCAAATTCAAATTGATAGATATAATAAAGAATTAGGTGATTATAATACCTTAAAATCAGGTCAGGAAACTAGAGCGGGGCAATATGCTGAACAGCAATATGCTAATCAATTAACCCCTCTGCAAGAAGCTGCCGCGAGGCCCGCTTTAACTGGCGAAGAAATTTATAGTAAATTATCTAATACTCCTGGCTACCAATTCCAATTGGGAGAAGGTTTAAAGGAGATTCAAAATCAAGCATCTAGAAAAGGATTATTATATTCTGGAAGATTATTAAAAGAATTAGAAGAATACGGTCAAGGCTTAGCAAATCAAACATATGGACAACGTCTTTCGCATTTAGCAGATTTAGTACAAAGGGGATATGATGCCTCTGGACAAATCTCTGCTGTAAACGCTAATCAAGGTACTTTATTAGCTGATTTATTAAAAACTAAAGGATTAGCCGCCTCTGATATTTATAGTAATACTGGGAGTGGTTTAGCTTCTATTTATACTAATCTAGGACAATCTAATTTAGGTGCATATTCTGCTTTAGGCTCTCAAGCCGGGGAATATCAAAGACAATTAGGAGATAATATTGCCAATCTTGAAGCTGGTAGAGGATTAGGCAAATCAGATATTTTATTACAATCTGGTCAGATATTAGAACCATATAAAACTACAAGTACAACTACTGGTTCTTCTAAGAAATTTGAAATCCCTCAACAAGGTCAGGGAGATCTATCCATTGGAGATAGGTTAAAATTAGGCGGCGCTAGCGCAGGGATTAGTGGGGCATTAGCTGGTATATCTTTCTTATCATCTAAATTATTAAAAGATGAAATTAATTCTGACATTACACAAGAACGTATTCTAGCTGGTATAGATATTTTAAAAATTCCTACATGGAAATACTTTGATAGTAACAATCCACATATAGGCCCTTATGCTGAAGATGTGCAAAAACTCTTCGGGGTTGGTAATGGCAAAGAGCTTCCTGTAGTTGATATGTTTGGAATATTATTTGTCATTATTAAAGATTTAAAAAACAAAGTTAGAAAGTTAGAGGAGACTGCTAATGGCAATTGATCCAAGAATGTTTATGCGACAACGTCAGCCTGTAAAGCCTCTAACAGTGCCAGAAGGTCCAGATCTTAGTAATCTAGCTATCCCGTTTTCTGAAACTGGTGCAGCAAGCCCAGCACCTGTTGGAAGAGGTGGAATGCCTAATTTAGGTTTATCTTCTGCTGCAGGTGGGACAGACACCGCTGCACTACAAAATCAAAAATCTAATTTAGCAGCATTATTAGAATCTCAACCCGAATTAAAAGATATCTTAGGAAATAATTACTTACCTCAATCAGAAGTAGGGAGATTAACTGATTTACAAGTAGCTAGAGAGTTAGAAAAAGCATCTCGATTAAAAGACACTCTTAAAGAACGTAATTCTCTTGCTTATCAAGAGGGGGGTTTTCCTGCAGTCGTTAAACAAATGCATGAAATGGGTTTAACTGATATGGCTATAGATTTAGAAGAAAAGCACGAAAAATTAAAATCTAGTATTACCGGGAATAAAAGAAGTTTAATTGATTTAGATGAAAAAGAATTTGATGTAGCAATGAAAAAAATATCTGCTTTTGGTAATGCGGCTTCAGTAATTGAAAGTTTACCTCCTGAACAAAGATCTGGGGCGTATCAACAATTAAAGCCTGAGGTTGAAAAATACATGAAACTTAAATTACCAGATCAATATAATCAATTATTTTCTTTAATGGCATTAACAACTGTTATGGATTTTAAATCCCAAGTTGATAAAAACCCTTACTTAATGGCAAGACTGGTACCTGAAGGCGCTAAAGCTTCAAATCCAGATGCCGAAGTTCCTACTGCCCGAGGAGGTGCCGTTACTACAGGACCTAGCGCTGGTTTTGGATCGTTACCTCGCCATGTAACTAATATGAGCAGTACAGAATCTCCAAATGTACTATTTGGCGGTCAAAATTTATACAATGCTCAATCTCTTCCGGGAGGAGGTCGTACTTTTAATACAAATATTTATGCTCCTGGTGGAAATGAAGTTTATGGTTCTAACTTTTCAGCTAAACAGCAAATGGCTAACCAAATTGGAAGACAGCATGATCCAGTAGTACAGGGCGGTTATCAAGCTCAAAATCAAATGCAGCTTTTACAACAACAAGGTCAATCGGCTCAAGAATTGGCTAAAATTAAAGGAACCTTTGATTTAATGCAAGCTGGTCAATCAAATCAAAAAGAGATTTTTGATCAAGAAGCTAAATTAAGAGGTAATTATATTAATGAATCTGGAGAATTTCAGAAAATTAATTCTGCTTATGGAAGAATACAGGGCTCTGCACAAAATCCATCTGCAGCTGGAGATCTAGCTCTTATATTTAATTATATGAAAATGCTAGATCCTGGGAGTACAGTTCGTGAAGGAGAATTTGCTAATGCTGAAAATAGTGCTGGAATTCCAACTAGAATACGTGCACAATATAATAAACTTATAAATGGCGAACGACTTGCACCAACACAACGACAAGATTTTCTAAATCAAGCCGGAGCAATTTATAAACAACAAGAATCAATTTATAATCAATTGCGCTCTCAATATGAAGGGATTTCTATCCGTTCTGGAGTAAATCCTCAAAATGTTATGCCAGATTATAGAGTACAATCAGGACAGCCAAGTTATTCACAAGAAGATTTAGATTTTACGGCTAAAAAACATGGTATTAGTGTTGATGAAGTTAAACGCCGTTTAGGTAAATAATAATGCCACGTGATTTATTAGCTACACCAATTAACTCACCTAGAGATCTATTAGCATCTCCGCGTGATTTATTAGCGACTAAACCTATGTTTAGCCCAGTAACTCCAGAAGAAGCTCAAGCTCCTATGGATCCTATGTTCTATAATATAGGTAAAGCAGTATCACCTATTATGGAAAAGAGTCCTGAACTAGCAGCAATGACTGCTGGTGCGTCTAACGTTGCTACAGCTATTGGCACAGTTCCTTTTAAAGCAGGAAATTTTATTGCAGGACTAACTGGTTTTATTAGTCCTAAAACAAAACAACAAATAGATACTTATATAAATAAAGGTTCTAAACCATTTGAAACATCTCCAGATGAAGAATCTACGGATGTATTTAATAGAAGCGCAGCGGAACAACCTTTACATTATTATGGTACTCAAGCAGGTATGGCTGTACCAGCATTAGCTAAATCAATGCCTGACACATTGGCTAAAGCCTCAGGTATAGTGGGAGGATTAGGAAGAGCTGGGTATAATGCAACGTTATCTGCAGGATTATCTGATCCTGAGAATCAAAATTTAGCAGCAGGATTAGGGGCTGGGGTTAGTCTAGGTGTAGATATTATTGCAAAAGGTGTACAAAGTGCAGGTCATTATTTAACCAAACAACCTAGAGTTGAAAGACTTATTGATAAATCATATGCTAAATTAGATAAATTTGTAACTGATACTAAACAATGGCTACAAGGTAAAACCAGTGCAGAAATCAACGCTGGGGCATTATCTAATAGATATCAAGCCGCACACAATGCTGAACAAAAATTATACAGTCAATTAAAAGAGATACCTCTGGAATCAAAACAATTGACAGAATTCCCTAAATTTAGTAAAATGATAGATACAGTTATTACTAAAGGGGAGAAAGATATCTTGACTTCTACCCAAAAAACCGTATTAAAAAATGCTTCTACTCGTTTAAAATCAGCTAAGACTATGTCTGATTTATTAAATGTTAGATATAATCTATCTACAGGTTTTAATAAATTCGATAAAGGTAAATCAACAGATAGTACTTACGCATTATATAGTCAAATTAGAAATCAAGTTGATGATATTATAAGCAGTAATGCTACTAAAGCTGGCAAAGGTAAAATCTGGGAAATGGGAAAGAAAATGCATGAAAATGTTATTCTTCCTATGAGAGAACATAAATTAAACATTATTAACCAAGGTTTAAAAACAGATCCAACAAGCCCACTTAAAGGTCTTGCAAATGAAACTAAATCTCTTAATTTAAGCGAATTAAAAATAGGAACAGGTAAAACTACTTCAGCTACTGCATTAAAAAATCAATTAAAATTCTTACCTCCTAAAGATAGAGAAATTGCGGGGCATGAAATTGTTAAAAAAACACTTTATAATTTAACTGATGATCCAGAACATTTTAATTTATTAACAGCAGATAAAGATCTAACACAATATATAACTAGGTATAAAACTGCTTTACCTAAAAAATCTCTTACAGTATTAAAAGGCGCTCACAGAATTATCAATCAAATACAGAGATTAGAAAAAATAGCTAATGCTCCTAAATTACAAGGCGGTGGGGGCTATACTGCAAGAATGACTACAGCTATGGGGGCAGGGGCATCCTTAGGGGCTGGTATAGGTGGGGCTGAGGGGTATCGAAGAGGGGGTGCAACAGGTGCATTATTAGGCACTTTAGGTGGTGGTGCAATTGGTGCATTTGGAGGTTATGCTGGTGCATTAAAATTTAATAAATTTATACGAACTGAATATGGGTTTAAACTATTGGAAGGTATAGGAGAAGGAAAACCGTGGGCATCCGAAATTGCCCAAGCAATAAGGATGACCCCTTCCGCCGGATTGGAGACTTTATCTGATGAGGATACTGAATGATATATTATTATTTATCTTATTATCAATCTCTACCGTATCACATGGGTATAAACTACCAATGTTAATTCATGATGTTAAAATTTCGATTAAACAAGTGTATACCACAACTCCTATCATAGGTCAGTTAGCATATGCACAAGCTATATTAGAATCTAATTTATTAGATAAACCGTCTAAACTTGCGGCAAAATATTATAATTTCTTTGGAATTAAAAAAGCAGGAACAAATGGATATGCTACAATGAGCACAGCCGAATATATTAATAATAAACATATAACAATTAAAGCCACTTTTGGATGGAATAAAACGATTAGTGATTCTGTATTACAACATAAACAAGTACTTAGTCTTCCTAGATATAATAAAGTTCACACTTCTACTACATTTGTAGAAGCAGCAGAAGAGGTTCAAAAAGCGGGTTATGCAACAGATCCTAAATACGCTAAAAAATTAATAGAGATATATAATAATCATATTAAAAATAAATGGTAATTTATGGTTGGGTACGAGATTGCAAAGAAATACAAAGGGTTACATGAGGTTCGAGATAATCGAACTCTTCGGAAAATCCTAACAGTTGACCCTGCCGACACTGCGTGGTGTGCTGATTTTGTTAATTTCTGTGAACATGAGGTAGGACATCCTGGTACTGGGAGATTATTAGCAAGATCCTTTTTAAAATATGGTAAACCAATTGAATTAAAAAATGCTAAAAAGGGAGATATCATAATTTTAGCAAGGGGTGGGAGTGCTTGGCAAGGGCATGTAGCCTACTTAGATGGTATAGAACAAGTGGATGGTAAAACATTGATAAGAACCTTAGGTGGTAATCAATCAAATTCAGTATCTATCAGCTGGTATCCGATAGAACGATTATTAGGAATCAGACGTTATGAGCAATAACAAATTAAGCGATGAAGAAATAGATCAAATTGTCTTAAAAGTATGTGATACTATTGAAGACCGATTATATCATAATGTTGGGCATGGAGTAATCCGATTAGCTTGGCGAGCCGTTCTTATTGGTTTAATCGTACTAGCGGCATATGGGGCAGGGATTCATTTTTTTAAATAATATAAATAAATATTTTTTGGTTTAGTTTTCACATATATAGCTAAACCTTCTTCTAAGTCTTTTTTTAATCTTGCTGCAAACGGCTTCAATTTACCTTTATATGTTGTTCTAATGGTTTTATCATGGTATCGTTTACCGTCAGATAACCTCAGAATAATTTTATTAGCGGGCGATTGTCCTACTAACATAAAATTACTTGCTTTATAAATAACTCCTGTATGACCGTAACTTAAATCGCTATAACTAATAATCACTTTTACATCTGTATATTTTCTTAAATAGCGCAATGCTTTACCAATAAACCAACTCTCTGTATTTTTAGGAGTGTTATCAATACAAACTAATCTTCTAAGTTCCATGATTTCCTGTTCAGATGCTACATATTTTTTCCATTGATTTTTCATCGCCAATCTTCCAAATATCATTCCTCCAATTAATAACCCTTCTGCATCATTAATTTTAAAACAATAATCTGAAATCACTCCATTAATATTATGGCTATAATGATATTTTTCAATAAAATCTCGAATATCATCTCGACCACAAGAAGAAAAATGATATGGGATCATTTCTTTAAATAAAACCTAAATAAAGCATTAAATAGAAACCTGCAATTTGGCCTGCAGAAGTTATAATAGGCATACTAAAAATTCCTAATAATATTAATTCACTTATAAGCCTCACTCTACGATTAAATATCACATCTTCTTTTCTAATTTTAGTGAGCTTTTTTCTACGTTTACTTAGTATATCTTTGACATCTTTAATTGTTTTATCAAAATAATTGCGGTCACCTATCATATACGTCTCCTTGGATCAACTATATAACGTTTAATAACTTTACCATCTCGTTTTGTTACGTGTACTTCATAATGCACACTTGATTTATACACATCATCCATTGTTATAAGCCCTTGATCTATACATCCCTGCATCCGAATTTGATTTTCTTTAATCATATCATAAGTAGGTTGAATTACTCCGCCCTTATCTACTGGATGAAACACGATTTTATGCCTATTAAAAATAACATTATCTCCATGACATACAGTATCTGCGTGCATAGACCATGCATCTCCAATTAAGTCAAATATAATTACTTTATATTTAACAGAATCTAATACATCTATTACATCATCTCCCATGTGAACTAATCCTCCTCCTCCTTGCCACCTAATAATAATAGGATCATTATTAGGGTCTTTAATTTGATCTATAAAAATACTCCATTCCAAAGCATATTTATAAAAATATAATGGTGGGGCGGATATAGTCACTAATTTAGCAAAAACAGGTAAATTGAAGAAAATTAAAGCTAATGTGAGTAATCCCCTTAATATCATTTTAGATTTCACTACAGAGCACCTTTTTATAAAAGTATAATATTAATCAATAAGTTACGTACAAATCATTTATTATAATATCTCTAGTACAATCAATCATTTAGCTCTTCTACCGTAGTTGCCCCAAATAAATGCAGCAAGCCGCCCATTGATATATGTAATGGGATACAAGTCCTAGGATCTACTACACGAATCAATATATTATGTGACATAGCATACTTTACTTCTCCTTTAATCCCTCTGGATGATTCCCACCCATCTAATTGGCATATCCATAACTCATCACATCTACTTAACATATCCAGATCAGAATTTCTCCAATCCTCCCAAGTAGTAGTTAATAATTCTGAATGGCGAGCTAAGGCACTCGTTTCTGCTATAGGACAATACACATGTACTTCCCCCCTATCCTTTAATTCTAAAGCGCATCTACATACATCCCTTTCCCTTTTCTCCATCACTTCTTTAGACGAATGGGTATATGGAGATGCTAAATATATTCGTAATTTACTCATATACATCTCCGTTTCTTTCTATAGCCTTATCTTCATAAGGAGCAACAAGTCTTCTATAGAACTCTAATTTACAACACTCTAATGCACCAATAATATCATTAATCTGCTGATACCTGCCGCCTCTAGCTATAAAGTACTGCTGACACATAGTAGTAAGCATAAAATTTAACTCTCCTACCTCTGTAGCAACCTTTGTATCATCTGGTATTAACTTTATTCTTTGCTTTTGTTGAATGTACGGCACTCCCACCTCAACTACAATTAGGAACTAATGGAGTTTTTAAAACTGTTATAGTAGCTGATTTAGAAACTTTCTTAATAGGGCGATCATCTAAATCATGCCTGTTCCGCATTATCTGAGTTACCATAGCTGATAAATGCCAATGTGCATGTTGTAAATGATTTAATCCAGATTCTTGATCAACATCTATCCCCATTTCCCACGAATTTATATGTCTTTTGAATGCGGCTAAATGGGCGGCAACTAAAGGAAGCCCCACTTCCCAATTACGATCTGGATTAGTAACTCCAAATTTCCTCAATTTTTCAATGCCAAACGTAGCTACTTGTGCAAAAGATAAATCCATCTCAGGAGGAATAAGATCAAATCTAAGTTTTCCGGTCATATCTTTAAAAGGTTTTTCTGACATAATCACCTCTAATTTGAGACTTTTTATTCAAGTGTATAACTGTAACTGTGGTACGATCTACTTGAACACCTAATTTAATTAATAATTGGGTTATTATAATTTTAATAACATCGTAAACTCCAGCACCGATAATAAAGGCTAAAATAAATTCGACCATACTCATATTATTTCCACCTATTATTACAAGTTAAACATTTAAAACCAACATTACTCTTTTTTACATTAGTGCTAAGACGATGCCTTGCTCTACATAATTCACACCGAATCTTTACTTTTTTTACTTTTTCGGGTCTAGAAGTATAATGTGGGAGAAAGGATAATATTACTCTCTCTACGGCTACGGGTAAATCTTTATAATAAGGTAATTCTTTCCACATTAATTTTTCTGTATCCATAGTATCTTTCAACCCATATGGGATCATTTTCTTACGCGCAGATACACCCCTCTCTTCCACGTCCACCCAGTCGTCATCCACCATTTTAATTTTACCACCTAAACCTTGCTGAACTGATCTATAGTCTAATTTATGACTGGCGGCTCTAAAAGATTTACGTGATAACTTTAAAATATCTATAGAAGGTTTTTGATCTAAGGTTAATAAATGTAAGGCTTTAGCTCTTTCATTCAATACTAAACAATCAAATCTATCCCCATTTTGAGTTACAATTATATCTGCTCTAGAAAAAACATTTTCTATAAACTCTTCAATCATACTAGAATCATCAAAATTTCTCGTATCATCGTATTTAGTGCAAACCTTATCCCACTGTAAATATTTAGCCTCTTTCTCATGCATCCATTTATATTGTATAGTAATAACTTTATTGGGAATCTTAACTTGGTTATGAGATAAAAAAACCTTTTGTCCAATATAAAATGATCTGACCAGCATGTGACTTGTTTCTATATCATACGTCAACACTTTAAGACCCTTTTTTATGGCCTCTCTAATAAATTTTATTCTTAAACTAGCTGGAATCCTCAAGTAAAATACTCCAATTATGTCTTCGTATTAGAATTATATTTTTTAGCGTATTCTTCAATTTTCTTATAACAATGTGCACATAAAATTGCACCACTATACTTAAGTAATAGGTTGGATGCGATCATACACGCTAAAAATAAAATAGCGAGATATAATAATAAAGACATCACCATATGTGCAAATTCCATCCTCTTAGCCTCTTTTTAAAAAATCTGCTAATTTCATTAAAATATAAATTTCCCCTCGATCTTCTTTAATACAGACTGCGTCTACATGTTCTGTAAAACCTAAATAATCGGGTAATTTAGCTTTCCTCTTACACTGCACTTTCCAAATCTCAGAATTTCTATTTGACAACATTACATCTACTTCTCGATGTTGTCCTAACGATTCTCCATTACTAGCATAGGCACGTTTAGCATCCCACTTCGGAAAATAAAGTTTGGCTAAGTTAACAACTGATCTCTCAAAATTTGAACCTTTGATCTTACTCTTGCTTGACATTAGGTTCTTCCACTGTGGTAGATGTTGAGCATAAAATATCTTCTAATGTAAGAATTCTGTTTTCTAATTGTTTTAATAATATTTGATTATAAACAAACATATCTACAACAATCTGAATAGGGGTAATAGGCACGGATTCAAGGGAAGGAGTTAAATTAACTACATTTCCTGACGAATCCATTACCGAAGCATAAACTTGTTTTAAAGAAGTAGAACTAGGCATTCTTGCATCACTCATAATTTATCCTCAGTAATAGTAGTTAATTTTCCTAAATCTTTTGTGCATTCACGATCTAAATCTTCAAAATGGAATAATAAAGCTAAATTGTGAAGCTCCTTATCCGATAAATTTATCAAAATAGAATCTGGATCATCTGCTATAGTTAAAATACGCAACGCTTCTAATATAATTTTTCTTTCAGCATCAGCGGTTTTCATTTATTTTACCTCCGGATCTTAATCAATTCTTTAACTTCATTAAACACAGTCTCTGGAATATGCCATTTCTGGTATAACTCTCTCACCTTCATTTCGTGTTGAGACATATCAACATCTTTCAATTCTTCTTTAAGTTTCTTAAGATATCTCGATTTCTTTAATTCTTTTGCTTGATCAACTTTTCCTTGCAATACTAGCCAATTATATATGCCGGGAATATTATCAATTCGATCACCAGTAACTACTTGCATCCAAAAATTAAAACTAGCTTCTTGCTCATCAATATAGACTAAGACTCTAGATTTTAAATTATAATGATATCCGGGTATCATTCGTAAATCCTTATCTATACTAGCAATATAGAGCATTTCATAATTATTATACAGATTATATTGCTCTGTTGCAAGTTTTCCGATAGCATCGTCCGCCTCTTCCCCTTCGATAATTTCCGCACTGTAGTCACGCACCAATAAATTTCTAACTTGTTGATAAAAATGGGGTTTAGGTTTATGCGCTCTATTTTCTTTATATACCTTAATAGACGCTAAATTATATCTAAAATTCTTTTTAATATTCGGATGAGTGATGTATAATCTATAGTTACGAATGTTTAAATCCGAAAAAATAGAATTCATTTTAGAACGTAAATTTATTTGTAATTGAGCTTCTGGACAAAGTCGTCTATATCTATAGATTTCTCCACCATTTTGGGTTTGTGCGTGTTCTGCTTTACCTTTTGTTTTATATAAATGCCCATTACAACAATAAAAAGATCGTTCATTCGATAAAGCAATCATATAGACTAAAATATCGCCATCAATTGCTAATAGCTTACTCATTGCCGTTTCCTTTATACACAAGGTCATCATCATTATATAAATAATAAAAGATAGGGTGACCCCACAATTTACGTAAAGCTTTAAATACCTCTGCTGCAGGATCAATTAACTGTCTGTTTTTATTGCATTTAATAGTTATATACAATGTTCTAGACTTTTTAAAATCGCAACCGTTAATATAAACTGTAGGTGAATTAGAAATATAATCAAATTGCATAGCTAATCTATGCCTAATTTGCTCATATCCTTCATAATCATGGATATTATTAATTAAATTAGCATCGTCATAACGATTATGATCAATGCTAAATAACTTTAAATCTCTCATTACTTTAGGAGATAAATACTGTAAAATAAAACTAGAATCTCTAAAATTATATGCAGCATAGCATATTTCATCAATCCAATTTTTACCAATTAATTGCGGAAACCATTTTTTATCCTCTTCAGTAGGAGAGGTGCATATCCTTTTGATATCTTCAAAAATCTTATATCCTAATGCATAAGGATTAAACCCAGAATAATATTTAGAATCCCAATCTAATTGATGATTAGAGCTCGCTTTCATTATTAAATATTCTATATATTCTCCGTCTGAAAGTACCTTCTGATCATACAAATCATCCATTAATTCACTTTCCCAAAAGTTTGCAAACCCCTCATGTATAATTTTCATAAGGGGTTGCGGATATAAATACTGTCTAAGCGCACAATAACCATTAACAATCTCTCTTTGCCATGGTTTTAATCGAGATGAATTTTTACCTACAAAAGCTAATACGTTTTCTTCATAAAATCTAGATTTTACATTGGGCAAATTCTTTTTATTCAAATTTAAGGTATTAGATAATCTAGATTCAGAGTTAAGTAATTCTTGTTGTCTTTTTTTAATTCGTTTCTCATATGTTTTATTAGTTCTGTTTACATTACAATGATGTACAGCTAAACTAGAGAGTGCGTGACAAAGGTCTAAAAAATCTTCTACTTGCTTTTCTCCGTGCAGCTCCTCACATTCTGTTACTAATGTTTGAAATTGTTTCATCATAGACAAAGCGCTGCGAGCCTTTGTATGCTCTTGAAAAATTACATTATTTTTAAACACTGTAGAATGGCCTACTGCGGCATGGCACATAACGAGAATTTGTTTAACTCTCGTATTAGTCTCTAATAAGTAACATAACGTGGGATCAGTATTAAAAATACACTCTAAGGCTACGGGTAAAGTATTTGCTTTATATTTATTATATAATTCAACATATTCTTTACCAAAATACCAATGATTATAACATATTGGAAGCCCACTACAAAAAATACGAATCATATCGTCAAAAGTAACTAATTCAAACAATGGCTCATAAAAAGTAAGCCCATATTTCTTAGTGGCTATTTCTTTTATTTTTAGCCACAAATCATCAATATCATAATCCATCATGTTTTTTTCACCTCAAAAAATGATCGAAAAACAGGATAAATTTCTTTATAATTTCTCACTTTCTTATAAGACATGTTTACAAATTGTTTCTTTAATTTATCAAATAAAGGAAAAACTTCATCTTCAACATATTCAAATTCACTCACATGAATATAAAATAAATATTGAGCTTTAGGCAAGATCGCATTAGATAAAATCGCCATTAAGTTAGGGGTATCTTCTACCCAGTTTCCCCCGTCACTGGCTTGTGCAATATAAATATTGTAATCATTTGCAGAATATTTTTGATTTATTAAAGAATTAATCACTTCATATCCAGAAGACATTATAGTACCACCACTCTTTGTACCATAAAAAAATTCTTTTTCTGACACTTCTTCGGCAGTCTCAGTATGCCGAACAAATACTACTTCTACCTGATCATAATGTTTATTTAAAAATAAATTAAGAAGTAAGAAAAACCTTTTAGCTAAATCTTTTTCAAATTCTCCCATACTTCCCGACACATCCAATAAACAGAACATGACTGCTTTAGTATCAGGAATCTCTTGCAAGGTTTTATAATTATACCTTAAATCATCTTCAATTAAAAAAGCAGGCTGGTATGTGGGGTTATTAACTTTAAGGGCTGTTCGGCGGGCTATAGAATTTAACATGGTTTTTTTAATATTTAATAGGGCTGGATTCCCTTTTTTACAGAACCCCGCTCTTTTTAACTCGTATTTATTATGGGTTAATGTTTGTTTAACAAAATTAGGTAATTCTAAATCATCAAAAAATAAATTAGCAAATTCAGCGCTAGTTAACGTAAAGTCAAAATCATCATTATCATTGCCGGAAGGTCCTCCTGCCGTTCCTCCCCCCTCACCTGTTGGTTTCGGCACTTTTGAGCCCTTAGTAAATTTTTTATTCCCGGGATAAACTCTAATAATTTCTCCCACATCCGGCCTATATTTTATATCCGGCACGTCTAACCCTGCTAATTTAATTTTAACCTTCTTCCCTTTTAAATCAAATCCGCCAATAGATGCTGTATCAATTATAGTCTTAACTTTAGACTTTAAATGATCTTTATATTTTCTAATAAACTTTTCTCTATTAGAAAAAGAAGTGCTCTTTAATCTATTCGGATTAGTAATTACTGTCATTTAGTTGCACTTTTAATATACCAATCAATTAATATTTGAGTCTGTTTAGGTGTATACCCATTAGACACCATTCTATCAATAAACTCTTGATGCTTCTTTTGATCGGATTTAGATGCCTGACTAGACGTAGAAATAATAGGTAACATCTCATCAAAATTACTAAATATCTTAGCCTCAATAACCTCTTTTAATTTTTGATATGCTGTCCATCTTAAATCTTTCCCAGCTTGAGATTTATACCTAAGGGCAAATTTAACAATCTCATTTCTAAAATCTTTCTTATTAGATACGCCCAATGGAACCTCAATTTCTACTAACCACGAATCTAAATCTTCAGGGGTTAATAGCATATTAGACAGGGGGTCGCGGTAGTCATCCTCATTCAACCAAGAATCAGCGTATAAAATATACCTATCTGCAATGTTTTGACCGTGTTGATCATAAGTTTCAATACTAGCTTTTTTAATATCTTCTTCTAAAGTTTGACGATATTTTTTAGTTAAATATTGGATTACACTTAAATACAAAACCTCAGTATCCTTTGGTAAATCCTCTTGTGGTATTTTCTCACTTAAAGCACACAATAAATGTAAAGGATTGGCCGCAACCTCTGTAGTATCCATATTGTATGTTTGTGCCAATACTTTAAACGCAAAACGGGTAGACACACCAAAAAATCCCTCTTGTCCAGAATCCTTATTCTCATGCGCCTCTTGCTTATATTCAAATACGTTCTTAATATTGGGAACAGTATGCTTTAAATTATCCCCATTATAAACCTCTAACTTATTCTCTAACTTTCCATCGGAAGGTTTAATTAATCGAGTTAATACACTAAACTTCGAAAGTATAGTTAAAGTTTGTGGCGCACAAGGTGCTTTATTTAATTCACTATTATCAATTAATTTTTTATAAATTAACGTTTCTTCCGTATATCGCAAACAATATGGAATATTAATAATACAGATACGATCAATCAATGCTTCGTTACGTTGATTATTTCTAAATTGATTCCACTCTGCTTCATTACTATGTGCGACAATTAATCCCTCAAATGGTAATGCGCCTATATTTTCAGTACCATTATAAAAACGTGACTGTGTGGCTTCATATAGAGGATTTAAAGTTTTCGGAGGTGCTTTAAACATTTCTGTAAATTCAAGCAACCCTCGATTCGCTACGCATAAACCTCCGCTATATGAATAACAATCAGGGTCATCTTGTGGAAAATTTCCTAATTCATTAATATTTAATTTTCCAACTAACGTAGTGATGTCTTGATTATTTTCATCCCCCGCCTCAATATGCACAATCCCAACACGTTTTAATTCATTTGGATAAATCTTAACAACTTTTAATTTAGAAATATCCCCATTTAATTCTTGGATTCTTTTCATTAACCAGCTAGATGGTACAGTATTAAGATATCGCTCAGGAATATGAAGCCTTTCTGAATCCTCTGGAGAAAATAATGATAAAGGATTATCATATACAGGAGAATCTTTAATGGAATAAAAAGGATAAACCTCCATCAACCGTTTTAAAATGCGGGCAATAGTAGATTTTCCTCCCCCCACCGGTCCTTTTAAATAAAGAATTTGTTTCTCTTCTTCCATACCTTGAGCAGCATGTTTAATAACAGATACTACCTCTCTTAAAGGTACTTCTAAACCATATAAATTTTTAAAAGGTTTATAAACAGGGATTATCTCGTTGCTAAAAATCTTTGATAATCTTTCATTTTTCCTAGTATCGATTAATTCCGGCTCTCCTATAGCTTTTAATAAACGCTGTGCCGGAGTTGCATATACAAAATTATCCTTTTTAGCTAATTCTAAATACTCTTGTAAAGACATTTCCTCAGGGCGAGCCCCGACCAGTTTTTGCCCTATACCTTTTAGATTTACCATGAAGTTACTCCTCAAACCCCTTCTTCAGCTTCTTTTGTAAGATTTTGTACCAACTCTAATGCTTCTGATAATTCTGTAGCCGTAATGCTCCTAGTTCCCGAACGGCAATTTGCAATAGCAAGATCAACCGCTGCTTTGACCATCATTCCCGTACGAGCACCGTTTGAATCATATCTTGTAGTTTTAGAACTCGCAGTAAATGGCGGCTTTTCGGAGCTTCTCGATGTGCTTGGTTTTGATGACTTAGTAGTAGTTGTTTCGGTTACCTCTCCTAAAATTTTAATAATTTTATTTGATGTGCCTGTAGCGGTTGTTTGCTTATCTACATAAGCTTGGACACTGTCGCCAGCTTTTAATGCCGGAGGAACATCTATTCCTGCAAATTGAAAGAACTCTTCATTATCATCTGTTGTATAAACATGTCTATTATATTTATCACCACTAACTTTCGCAGTAAACGGACCTTTTACTTCTACATCTACAACTGTAAATTTAACTTCATTCAAATGTTTCATTTATTACCTCTTTTAGTTTTAGTATGACACATTGTACGTACCAATTCATATTATATTAATTCTTTATAACCACCATCTAACTTCTTATGCTCTGTACTTTCCTCACTTTCTTTACTTAAAGAAGCCGCGCCCTCTAATAACCACTTATACTCATACCCGGCCTTTACCAACAAATGAAATAACCCATTTACAAAATTATGAGCATTAGAAGACTTGTTTTGTACTAATTCAAGCTCCATATTAACTTTATACGTTGAATAATTTGTCGAACTGGTAATGGTAATTTTCATTCTTACCTCTTTTAATAAATACATCTATATA